CAGTCAACTGCAGTGTTGACATTGGTCAGCATCAGACCAGTTCCGATACCAGACTTAACGATGAATGTGGTATTTGCCATACCAACACCAGCAGTCTGACTCAGGATAACACCAGGAGATGCATCAGTTGTGAAACCAACAACAGTTGCCTCAAGAGTTCCGTTGAGAGACTTCAGAGTATCACCGAAAGTGATATATCTGCTGTCGAAGCTGTCGAGAGAAACGATGGAAGATGCACTACCGACACTACCACCAAATCTATATCTTTCTACCTGTTGTTCTGCACCAGCGTTATCATAGATTCTATATCTGTTCTCGAAGTTATCGAGACCCAGAGTGTTAATACCAACCAAGAATCTATCATCATACCCCTGGAAGGCTGCGGTAGAACTTCCTTCTTCGTAGTTAATGGATTCCCACATATCAGTGGTTCCATTATATCTCGATGTCAATTTAACATCGATAGAACCTACGTTGATTTGGGTAATGATTCCCTTGATGAATCCTGTGTGTACTCCAACAGTACCATCAGAGTTTGCGACCGATGTGGAGAATCCTGCGGTGAGTGCATATCCTACGGCAAGACCATCGGTTCCAACACCGAGTCTTTGGTCAGCAAGTCCATCAACCACACAAACCTTTACGCCGTTGGCCCAGGATCCTGGGTTTCTTGCAGCATAGTACCAATCTCCACCTGCTTCTGCATGGTTGGTGAAGTAATCTTCGCTAGAAGTTACCTTCAGATCAGTAACAGCAACACCAACTGGAATGTTTGCGTTGGATAATCCTGCTCCATCTGTTCTGATTACGCGAAGAACACCGCCATACGACAGATAGGAAGATGCAGTATGCCAATATTCGTACTGGGAATCGGCAGAGTAAGGTTTGCCAAAAGTATTGAGGAGGTCCTGTTCTGTTTCAACTAAGATGGGTACTCCAACTGGGCCTTGTGCGAAAGGACCAGCGATAGCGCCGACCTGATCATTAATACCGTCAATCCTACCAATAGTTAAGTCAACTTCTCTTACCTTGACACCAGGTGATACTAAATTTAACGCCATGTCTTAGTCCTCTGAAGAAGTTCATTTCTCTGCTATTATTTAGATTTTTGTCTTTTTTCACTGGGGAAACAGTGCATGAACTCTTTACCAGTCTGGATATTCCCATCTGTCGAAAATGTTAGTGGTCATCTTATCGACGACCTTTTTTATTACCGCCTTTCTTGCATCAGAAACTCGTTTTTTTGTGCATTCCTTACACTCATATGAATAGGCAGACAACGTAGTTCTATCTCTTCTTGTTCTATAAAAGTCCGTAAGAAGGTCTTTTGTTATACCACAAGATCTACATCTCCTCTCTGTGAGAAATAGGTGTTCTAGATCAAACTCGTCTCCTAAGTCCATTAGTAGTATTCCCACATGAAAGATCTGTCACCATATTCATCTGTATGCCATCTATCTCCATCACCATCTACAAATGATTCATCATCGAGTCCATCACTCATAAATCCAAATGGTGCCATATCCTGTTCAATCTGATTCTTCTGTTCCTCATATAATCTTTTACGGATATCGTCGTCCGTCATTTCTTTGAAGTAGTCCTGAGCAACCAACCAAGCAAAAATAACAAGGCACATTGCGAGGTCATCATTACAACCTTCTTCAGCCTGGAATGAATTCTTTGCTTGAACAAACGTGGTCAATTCGGCAATAGTATCATAATCATTGATAAGAAGTTTATCTGCTTCAATAAGAGACTTGAGATTCAATGCGCCAACTTGTTTGACAGTTTTACTCATCTTCACTCCGAGTTGAGTCTTTTTGCCAGAGAATCCTTGTCCAACAACTTGACCCGCTCTACCCCTCATGGAACACATCAATAAGTTTTGATATTCAAGATCATACTGTATAATAGATGCGACCTGATCTCCAATATCATTCACCTCACATAACACATATGCATTATTGTACGCCTTTGCAAACTCATGAATAACGCTTGGAAAGAGCATTGGTTTGATTGTATTGTTTCTATATTTTGCTACTAACTTGTATGGGAATGATGTAACGTCAAAAACTCCAAAAGCCGAATAGTCTTTTTCTACACCTCTAGCAACGTCAACAGTAATGATATAATTGTGATCATTGATTGGATTGATGAAAATATCTCCTCCACTACTTTTGCCAACTGGTTCGTCATATGTCATTGACTTCAATTTGGCAGGAGCAATCAAGGTATCAATAGATCCGAGGAACTCACATTCAAACTCAACTCGGAACTGAGCTTCTGACGTGTTCTTGATTGTTTGTTCTTTCCATGCCTCATCACGACCAGGAACTTCTGACCAGTGAACGTCCGTAGTTACATATTCATTCCTACCAAGTTCGGCATCATGCCATAACCTGTAGAAGTGATTCATACCCTTGGGGGTAGAAACGATAATAACCTTTGTGGATTTACCAGACGAAATAGTGGGATATACAGAACTGAAGAAGTCGTCTGCAATGTGGTTTGGAATGAACGCAAATTCGTCCAAGAAGATGATGTTGAACGACATGCCTCGAACAGCAGATGCAGATGTCGATGCAGCAATAATCTTCGATTTGTTTTCTAGTTCTACGGAACCTCTGTTCCAAACCGCTACACCCTGTTGCATCCAGTGTGGTAGTGCCTCATATGCAGTTTGTAGTCTACCTAAGAGTTCTCTTGCCGTAGCAGCTTTGTTTGCAAGAATACCAATGTTAACACTGTCATTGAATAGTGCATAATGCAGAAGATACGAGACAACAGTCGTGGACTTACCCGACTGTCTAGGCATCTTGCAGATATTAAATCTATTATTATGGAAGTTTTTTACCAACTTTTCTTGGAAAGGATACATCTCAAAGGGAACAAGACCCTCATCCAAGTTAATGATCTTGATATAATTCTCTGTAAAGTAGACGGGATCTTCCTTACATTTCAAATATTCTCTAATCGTTTCCTCTGTCCATTCTACAGCGACATTGGTTCTTTTTAGATTAGGATTACCAAGATATACGTCAGTATTGGAAGGCATAATTACTTCTGTTTTTTCTTCAATTTAATAGTGTGTGGAATTGTGGTTAATTTAGCAAGCATAATCATTTCCACCTCAGATTTATTCCTGAGTTCTTTTGCTGTCATCTTTTCTTTTGGTCCAAGTATAGATTGCCTTTGACTAATAAGATTTTTTTTAATCATATCTACCAAAGACTGTTCCAATTCTTTTAGGGCTCTATTTCTTTTTCTTATCATTATCTGTTCCTCCTTGTTTCAAAAACTTCTGAAGATCTGAAGTTGAACCGATGAACAAAGCATTATTTGTAACGCTTGATGGTCCTCTAGATTCTTCTTTATTTAAGTTTTTCATTTTTTGTTGAAGATCGATCAACTTGTCTGTTGCGTCCGCAACACTCTTGATAAGTTGACCTGCAACTTCATAGGCCCTTGGAGAATCACTCTCTTGAGATAATTCTAAAATGCCATTCACGGCTTCTTGTCCTTTCTCAATCAGAGAGTATAACTGCGCTCTTGTATATTCATAATCTTTATCCGATTCAGCTTTTGAATCTCTTACCTTTGGAACAGGAGACTTCTTGACAATCTCCTTTTCTATAGGAGTAGATTCAATATTTAAAGCCTGATCTATTTCATCAAAACCACTCATACATCTTCCCCTTTAGAAGGACTGTAAACTTTGCCATCATTATAATCATATTTAAACTCACTGAATCCAAAGTCATCTGCAGGTTCGATGAGTTCTGTGTCGGCGGGTGTAATTACGTTGATTGGTGTACCCACATCATGTGCAGTAATTAATGTGCTATACTGTCCACGAAGAACGGTGATTCTATTCTGAGAAATAGATTTGATCTTCATCACTTCAGTATCAATTTCAATGAAAGTGTCCTTAACAAGACTTACGGCATCAGATACCTGGAAGGAAACAACTCTTCCATCAATAACTTCTGCCAATGTTGTTGTTTGATCGTTGTTATAATCTTGAATTGCAAGAGGTTCTGCCGTATAACGAACTTGTCTTGAACCTGTCTTGAGATTCGAAGTATCTGTCATGTAATCGACTTGGACCTTCTTGATGAGACCCTCATTTGTAGAAGGCAGAGGTCCATACATGTAAGTTTTTGCAGAGAAGTTTAATGTATAAACAATCTCTCTTCTTGTCAAATAATCCTCAGTGTAGTTGTCTTCGAAACTAATACTATCGAGAGTAATCGGCACATCTTTCTTTTCACCCAAAACTTCCAACATGTCAATGGTTACTGTAAAACTTGGTTGGAAGTATGGGAGAATTTGTTCTACTAATTGAAGAGCGTCTTCATTCAGTCGAGCTAAAATGTTTAATTGTATATTGATGTTATATGGAACTGGCATATAAGTTTTTGCCAGTTGTCCAGTGGAAGTATTTACTGCCTTAAAAGTCTGCATTGCAGAAACT